GACTACAACCTACTTTTTAAGAACAAAATCGGCGAAAGCTCACTTGACATTCACCGCCGTCGCCGGTGAATTCCCCGACATTCCTGAGGTTGTGAACACGACTCACCGCCTGCGCGAAGAAATCAATCAAATCCTCGTCAGCTTCGTTGAGTCCAGCTCGGTCAAAGACGAGGAGGTGTTCTGATGGAACCCACTACCGGAATCCACAAACGCTTCATCCACGCCTTCTCACGGTGGATCAGCCGGACGACCTTCATCCTGAGGGAGCGACATGAGTGAGTGTCTTCGCTGCCGCAACTGCGCACCGCTCGAGCCGCTGCCGAAAGGCGATCCCCGACGGCTCCAACGCGGTCAGTGGGGGTTGCTCGCGCGCGGCCTCGTCTACTGCCGGCTCCTCGGCCCTTCCGGCTATCAGCGCTTCCGGTCGGTCGAATCGAAAGACGAGTGCAAGTACTTCGAGCCGGAGCCGAACAAAGAACTCATAGAGAAACGCTACAAGACAGTCGCCATCCTCCGCGCGACTTTCAACATCTGGATTACCGAACTTCGAAAGAGGAGACAAAAGAAATGAGAAAAACCCTCACCGTCGAATTCCCTTGGCCTCATCGCGGCTTGTCCCCGAATGCCCGCCTCAATCGCTACGCCAAAGCGACGCTCTTCAAGAAGACGAAGCACCAGGCTTACCTCCTCACTCGCGCCGCGGCTATCAAGTCTCAGACGAGAGTCTTACTGCCTGAAGGCGGCCTTCTCAATCTCAAGTTGATCTGTCAGCCCCCGATTCTCCGATATCGAGACGAAGACAACCTCATTGCGAACTGCAAGGCGCACTTCGACGGTATCTCTCAGGCCGTCGGCATCGATGATCACCTTTTCCACTTCAGGGAGCAGGAATGGCACAAGCCGAAAAAGCCCGGAAAGCTCACCGTAATGCTCGACTGGGAGGAGAAGACCAATGCCTAAAACTGCCCTCAAGCCCGACCAGAAGCCTCAGCGAAAGAAGTTCGACCACCGTGGTGCCGGAACAATTCGCCCTGTTCCACGACTTGCCAACGCCGGAACCCCCGATAAACCTGCGGTCAGCCTGGGCATTGCAAATTTCTTACCGCCTATCGCAGCTCAAATCCTCGTCGAGGCCGCAGGCAAGGCAAGAGAACTGCCCGAGATCGACCTTAAGCGCGCCAAAATCATCGGCACGGCTATTGAACGCGTCCGCAGAGGATGGCCGGAATACTTTCGTTAGGGTCATGGTTGTGGCTACTGTCAACGATGACGGGCGAATCATCGGGGAAGATCACCCCAACGCCCGCTACACGAATGAGGACGTCGAGCATGTGCAGGCCCTCCGCGCTGAGGGCTACACGTATGACCAGATCGCAAAGATCATGGATATGCCCGTTCGCACCGTCAGGGGCTATATCGACGGCTCCCGGCGGTGTCAGTCAATCGCAGGATGGAAAAAGGTGAAACGATGGGAGAGAAGCTGAATCCGCGAGAGCAAGCGTTCGTGAATGCTTACGTAGCGGGCGGGGCAAAGGATGGCACGCAAGCCGCAATTACGGCAGGCTATGCGCCCAAGGCCGCTCATGTGCAGGCCTCCCGTCTGCTAAGGAAAGATAAAGTAATTCGCGCCATTGACGCGCTCCGCGTGCCCGCTAAGGAACAGTCCATTGCGGACGCCGCCTACGTCTTCAAAAACCTCATGCGAGTGATCGAAGTCGGCTCAGTCCTCTATCCGAAGCTTGCTTTCGACGGTGAGCAGGTACTGGATGAGCATGGCCGGCCCGTCTGGAAGATGACGGACGCAGGGGCCGTGAACGCCGCGCTCCGCACGCTCACGCAAGCGCTCGGCATCGGCAAGGAGAAGTCCGACAAGGATCAGACTATCCAGGCGCTTGCCGAAACGCTCAAAGGAGTGCTCAAGGATGGCTGAGTTTGACCTGAGCACGCCCGCGGGCATCGGGCAGGCCCTCGTGCACGTCGCCGGCAGGTGCTCCAAAGATCCGCTGCGCTTCGTTCAGCAGGCGTTCCCGTGGGGCAAAGACACTCTCAGCGGCATGACCGGGCCTGACGTGTGGCAGCGAGAACTTCTCTCCGAGATCGGACAGAGGCTTCAGGCCGGAGCCTCGGCTTCCGAAGTCATCCGCACGGCCATAGCTTCCGGCCACGGCATCGGCAAGTCCGCTACGGTCGCGTGGCTCATCCTCTGGGCTATCTGTACCTTTCCGGACACTCGCGGTGTCATCACGGCGAACACTGACACTCAGCTCCGCACCAAGACGTGGGCTGAGCTTGCGAAGTGGTATCACCTCTGTATCTTCCGAGGCTGGTTTGAGTTCACTGCAACCTCTATCGCGTCGAAGCAACCGGGACATGAGAAGACATGGCGCATCGACGCCATCCCTTGGTCAGAATCGAACCCCGAAGCGTTCGCGGGCCTGCACAACCAGGGCAAACGCATCCTCGTGATCTTCGACGAAGCTTCGGCCATCGCGGATCAGATCTGGGAAGTGATCGAAGGCGCTTTGACCGACCGCGACACTCAAATCATCTGGGCTTGCTTCGGAAACCCCACGAGAAACACGGGGCGATTCTTCGACTGCTTCAACCGGTACAGGCATCGTTGGTGGTGCCGACACGTCGATAGCCGCACCGTCGCCATCAGCAATAAAGCGCTCCTTAAGTCGTGGGAAGAGGACTACGGCGAGGACAGTGACTTCTTCAAAGTCCGCGTGCGCGGCATCTTCCCGTCCTCGTCGAGCATGCAATTCATCCCACGCGCCCTCGTTGACGACGCGGCGACTCGACCTATGCCCCATATCGACTACACCCGTATGGTCGCTATCCTCGGCGTCGACGTTGCCCGATTTGGCGACGACGCTTCCGTCATCTGGACGCGCTTCGGCCTCGACGGCAAGAGTATGGGCAAGCAGACATTCCGCGGCCTGGACGGCTGGCAGGTCGGGGCTAAAGTGGCTGAGCAGTACAACCGCCTCCGCCAGATGGGCGTTCGGAAAATCATCATCAATGCGGACGTTGGCGGCGTTGGCTCCTCCCCGTGCGACTGGCTCAAGCACAACGGCTATCCGGTCAATGAGATCAACTTCGGGGTCGGAGCAGTCAACTCAAAGCGCTACAAGAATCTCCGCGCCGAAATGTGGGGCCGCATGCGCGAGTGGCTTGAGGCCGGCGGGTGCATCCCCGACGACGACGAACTGGCTACTGACCTCACCGGCGTTGAGTACTGCTATACGCCGTCGCAACAACTGCAGCTCGAAAAGAAAGAGGACATGAAGAAGCGAGGCCTCTCGTCCCCGGACAACGCGGACGCCTTGGCCCTCACCTTCGCTATGAAGGTCAATGAGTACCTTGATGATCTGCCCTCGCCTGCAGTCGCCAGACGGTCGGAACGCTCCCGCATCAGGAACCCTTACGCCGACTATTGACGCCGGGCCGGACGCTCTGCGCGTGATTCCTCCGCACCGCTCAAAAATGGCTCCATACTCTGGAGCCTTTTTTCATGATCGACTACGTGCGCCGACTGGCCGGGCCTTTCACGGGCGCGGGACAGTCCACCTTCTCTTTCAGCTTCAAAATCTTCGATCCGACTGACGTGTACGTTGCGACAGCGCTCAATGACACGGACGCCTCAACGAACCTCACCTACGACACCGACTATTTCGTAGACATGAATGAGGATCAGGACGCGACGCCGGGCGGCACTGTCACCCTCGTGAAAGCTCTGGTCGGTACTCAAGTCGTCGTCATCGGTTCGGCCATCGCCTACACCCAAAACGTACAGCTCACGAACTACAGCCGCTTCCCTCCGGAAATCATCAATGAGGGTTTGGACAGAATCGTTGTCCAGATTCAGCAGCTTGTTGAGCAGACAGGCCGCACGCTGAAGGTGCCGGCCACTTCCTCCACCACCCCGGAGGAAATGATTGAGTCGCTTCTGGACGCCGCCGATACTGCGACTGTCGTCGCTAAGGGCTACGCTGAATCGGCTATGGCCTCAGCGCAATCCGCACAGGGCTCCGCAGCAGAGGCGCAGAAATACGCTGAGGCCGCGCAGGCGGGGGCGGCAGACATTCTCCCCTACGTCGATGATCTCTTGACCGTCGCGGACGGCATGAGTTACGTCCGGACGGACGCCCAGAACATTGACGCGATCAAAGGCACCGCCGAGCACGTGAATGCCGTCGCCATCGTTGCGGCGGACTTCCAGACTGCAGAGGCTCACTCCAATTCACACGACTTCGGCTATTTCAACGTTGACGACGTGGCCCCCTGGACGCCGGGCGGCGGTTACATCGAAATCGTCGCGAAGAACATCAATGCCATCAAGCAAGCGGGCGGCTCCATCGACGCTGTGAACACGGTGGCGAGCAATGTCACAAGTGTGACCACAGTCGGGGGCTCGATCGCCGCCGTGAATACAGTCGCGGCCAACATTGAGGCGGTCAAGTCCGCGAAGGCTAATGCAGACTCTGCCGCCTCAAGCGCCACTGCGGCCGCCTCCTCCGCGAGCGCGGCTTCTGGTTCGGCCTCTGCGGCGAAGACTAGCGAGACCAATGCCAAGAAGAGCGAAACGACTGCTTCGAGCGCGGCTACTGCAGCCGGAAACGCGGCTTCAAGCGCCTCCGCCTCTGCCCAGACGGCCTCTGCCGCGAGCGACGCTGCCGGAAGTGCAGCTTCGACGGCTACTGAAGCGGCCTCGTCCGCTACGTCTTCGAAGAACGCTGCGGCCGCTTCGGCCTCTGCGGCGGCTACGAGTGCGACGAATGCCGGTACTGCAAAAACGGCGGCTGAAGCGGCGGCGGCTCGCGCTGAGGAAGCGGCCGGGCAGGCTACAGCAGGTCAGGCTCAGGCCGATTGGGCCGAGACCGACACGACGGCAAAAGGTTTCATCAAGAACAAGCCCGAGGCGTTTCCGCCCACAAGCCACACTCATCCTGTCTCGCAGATCACGGGATTTCCGACTACTTGGGCTTGGGGATCAATCAGCGATAAGCCTTCGAGCTTCACGCCTTCGGCGCATACACACGCGATAAAGGACGTGACGGGCCTTCAGGTGGCGCTAGACGCGAAGGCAACGACTGCGGCTCTAACCGAAGGTCTCGCGGGGAAGGCTCCGACTTCGCACACGCATACGGTTTCCCAGATAACCGATTTCCCGAAGACGTGGGCTTGGGCCTCGATCAGCGGGAAGCCGTCGCTCGGCACGATGGCCGCAGCCAACCTCGATTTTGGAACATGGAGCGCAAGCTAAATGGCTACTGACGCAAACAATCTGAAACTAAACAAAGTCACAGCCGCGACGAAAGCGGCCTTCGCAGAGGCCGTCATTTCCAATGGCTCGATCTACTGGGACGAAACCACAAAGTCTCTCGTGGTCGGAGACGGCGTGACGAAGGGCGGCATTCCGCAGTCGGGTTCAACTCAGCTCGAAGCGCTGAAGACCGAACTCAATACCTCGATCAATGCGAAACTCGCGACAAGCGAGCTCGAAACGGCGCTGAAAGAACTCATCGTCGAGTTCGGCGGGACTGTTCCAACGGAATAAATCTCAAGGAGGAAGCGAAGTGAAAACACTCGCAGAAGTGAAGGCCGGATACCTGGCCCGAGCGAAGTCGAAAGCGCTCTCGGATCAGGTCATTCTCGACCGCAACGGGAAGGTAGTCGCCTCGAGCGCGAAGCCCTTCCAACACATCTACTCGAACGCTGAAGATATCGAGTGGGCCAAGGCGCAGGGGAAGAAGTTCAAAGAAGAGACGATGGACGATGGCCGGAAGCTCCTCTTCTTCTCTTCGTGGGCCCGCCCCACTCCGATGCTTCAGTCACTGGACGGGCAGTACTACGAGGAAGCCAACCTTCCGGAACAGTCAGATGCTTTCGTCACTGAACGCTATGCCGTCGAGGTTCGCGCCGAGCGAGACGCCCGCCTTTCCGACACTGACAAGTACGTTCAACTGTCGGATGTGACGGTCAAGGGAAGCGCGGGCAAAGCTCGCACCGCGCTCACGGACGACCAGAAGACGGCCATTCTCAAGTACCGTGAGGAGCTTCGGGACATGCCGGCTACTGAGGGTTTCCCATTCGTGGAATACCCAACGGCCCCGGACTGCATTTTGTATGAGGTGTCTCAGGCCATTGAGCGCCGTGAGGCGCAGAGGAGCTTTTACGCATGAATGTGAAGAGCTTTTTGAGGGAGCTGATTAAGGACGGCTCCGGTCAGGCAATGCCGGGCATCAAGGTGGTCAACATCGACAATTCGGCTCCGACCTACGTCGCGCCCGCAGATGGCTACGCTCGATTCTCTTGCCGCGCAAACGGCGTCAATGACTGGTGGGTTGTTCGCACTCCCGAGAACAACCTTGAGGGCGGCTTTGCCGCTCCCGGCGCAAGCCATCAGCAAGCACCTTGGATCCCGGTCAAGAAGGGAGCAACCATCAGTTTTGGTACAAGTGAAGGAGTGCCCGTGACTTCTAAACTATTCATCTACTCCGTGGGGAGGGGGGGGGGGGGGGGTAAAGTTCCTCCGCTCGATCTTTACGCCGGAGGTCTGCCATGCTTAAAGACCTCCTGCGCGAAGCCTTCTCAGCTCATCTCAGAAATAAGCGAGCGTGGGTATCTCAGCAAAGCTTTCCAGAACTCGCGGTCGAATACACACCCGTCGTCGCGTCAAACGGCAATGACAACTGGGGCCGGTTCAACGCGCCTTCAGATGGTTGGATCGTTGTTCAACTCAACGAACACGGACAGTTTGTGGACATTGAGAACGAGACGAGAAGAACTGCCATTTGCGTCCCCGCGATCGGAGGGGATGGGCCCGTCGCGGCGATCCTGCCGACAAGGAAAGGAGACCAGATCGCGTACCACATGTTCGCAACAGTCGCATCTCCTGAGAACCCGCGAGTGGTTTTCTACCGCAGTCTCGGAACATCAAGCTAACAACAATTCCTTCATGGAGGTGGCGGCATGAGCGTCAAGGCAAAACTTCGGGCGCTCATTGCGGCCCCATTCGTTTCCGAGCGCAGTGCGCCGGATGGATCGAATGTCATCGACATTTCAGGAGTCATTACGGGCGGAACGCCGGAAACCGAAATACCGTATACGCCTCCAGCCGATGGATACGTTTCCTTCGCAATCCACAATAATTCCGGCGCAAATGCTTATGCGCGAATTAATGCGGAATCTCTCGAGATGGCGCAGACCGTTGCTGCCGGAGCCGGGTATTCAACTAGCTTAAGAGTAAGAAAAGGAAACACGCTCAACATGTATTTCTCCTCAATCCCTGAAGTCTATTGGGCTCGCTTCATTCGTACCGTTGGGGGGGGGGTAAAAAAGCTACTCTTTCAGGCGCTCTCGGCGCTCTCGCGTGCGGAGGTGGTCTATGCTTGAAGATTACTTCCGCAGTCTGCTCACGGCGTTTCGAGGGAGCCATAAGAGTGTTCCTCAGAAGCTTCCCATTAACAGCGACACAACCATCACTACAGGGTATCAGCACGCCGACGAAAACGCGTTCATCGCCCCAGCAGACGGATTCTTATCCATTCAGCTCGAGCCACCCGCGACTACGATTTGCATTCGTGACGCCCAAAAGCTCGACTGGACGCGGGGTGAATCACCCAGTAACCTTGTTTGGCCTGTTGCGTTCATGCCTTGCAGGAAAGGCGAGACATACTATTACTACTCGGAAAGCGCGAACGCTACAACCGTTTGCCATTTGCGCTTCTACCCCAACGTGGGCGAATAGTTTTGAAGGAGGGCTTTGACATGGCAGTTAAAGCTCTCCTCAAAGAAGCGATGAACGCCCATCTCGAAAGCCAGAGGGAGTGGGTCTCGACGCAAGTGTTGCCTTCGCGAACCGCTCCGGCTGTCACATTCAATACCATTGGCGGCGATGACGTTCAATACACCGCTCCCACCAATGGGTGGATTGAGATCGATTTCGCGATTGTAAATGCCACTGAGCCGGAAGTGATTACTTGCGGCATTCAGACGACGACGCTGACTTACTCTCAAATAACCGGATTCCGCATCTCATGCGTGGCCCCAATTATTAAGGGTAATACAGCACGATGCTACGGCCGTAACTCCGTGGCTCAACAGCATTTCTGCACGATGAAGTTCTACCCGGCTGAGAGCGCGGAGTGACCAGAAAGCCCGGTAGAAGCCGGGCTTTTTCCTGCGCGTGATTGCTCGAACCGGGCCGAATATGCGGGCATGAGTGCTCTAAAGATTAGGCGCTGTACGTGCGCAGACATCCTCGAAAATCCGGCGTGGCCTGAGGTGCTGAAGGCTTATGCCGAAGAGGTTCGCTACCCCGACTTGCCGGCTGACCCCGACTATCTGATGTACGTTCGACTGGAAACGGCTGGCGTACTAAAGATTGTCGGAGGCTTCGACGACGGGCGGCTGATCGCCGTCTGCAACTATGTTGTATATCAACTCCCGCATTTCGCGGGAAAGTCGCTTGCGTCATCAGAGTCCCTGTGGGTTGATCCTGCACACAGGGGCGCTTTCGCAGTCCGCTTCGTCCATGCGGTCGAGCGCTTCGCGAAGCAAGACGGGTGCTATGGGATTTATTTCGGCACCAAAGAAGGTACTGCGGCGGAAAGGTTTTTCTCCCGCGTTGCCACTCCCATGAACCGCGTTTTTTGGAAAAGGCTATGACGGTGCTTGCTCCTGCGACGGCCCTGCCGCCCTGCTCTCCTGATGATCTGGCGTTGGCTATGGCTATGCGCGAGCGCGTCGATGAGCTTCCCCAGATCGACATTCCCACTGAGCACTTTTTCCACGCGGGCGAATACGTCCGCACCTGTCTTGTGCCCGCAGGCGTTGTGCTTTGCGGCGCTGTCATCAAGATTCCGACCGTCGTCATTGTGTCCGGACACTGCTTCATGCAAGTCGGGGCCGAGACGAAGGAGATCGACGGCTATCGCGTGCTTCGCGGGGCCGCCGGTCGGGCGCAGACCTTCCGGGCGGTGACAGATACCTACATAACAATGAGCTTCGCCACGACTGCCGAAAGTCTTGAGGCGGCCGAGAGGGAGTTCACTGACGAATTTGAAAAGCTCTTGTCAAGGAGGACGAAATGAGCGGTGGAGTTTCAGCAGGGATCCTTGCCGGTGTGGCGATTGCAGGCGCGGCCACGGCGGCGAACATGTACCAGGCTAACAAGCAGGCTAAGGCGCAGTCAAATGCGGCTCGTCTGGCGCAGCAGCAGGCTGAAAGCGAGAAGCAATTGCAGAAGCAGGCTCAGCGCCGACAGGAAGGCGGCCTGAACGCGAATATCTCCGGCATTCTGAAACAACAGCAGTCCGCTTCGAATTCCGGCGGCGCGACGCTACTTACGGGGGCGGGCGGCGCGGGCACTTCCGGCACTCTCGGCGCGGGCGGTACTCTCGCTTGATGAGGAGTTGAGATGAGTGATGATCGCAAGCTGAGAGACAGGATTCTTTCTCGCTGGGGTGCTCTGAAGCAAGAGCGCGAGCCTTTCATTGACCAGTGGATTGAGATCTCGCGGCACATCACTCCAAGCCGTGGCAAGTTCCTCCCTCTGGGCAAGTCCAAGAATGAGGCGCGGTCCCGGTGGAATACCATCGTGGACAATACGGCGGTTCGCGCGGCCAACATCCTCGCGGCCGGGCTCATGTCCGGCATGACAGATCCTAGTTCGCAGTGGTTCGCGCTCACGACGGGCACGGCGAATCTGGACGAATCGCAGGAAGTGAAGGTATGGCTCGATCAGGTTCAACGCATCATGGAGATGGCGTTCACCCGAACGAACACGTACCAGGCATTGCATCAGGGGTGGCGCGATGTGGGGTGCTACGGCGTTATGGCAATGTGCGTCATTGAGGATGAGCGGTACGGCTTCCACTGCTATCCGCTCGCCCTCGGCGAATACTGCATCGGCACGGACTTCCGGGGAATTCCTGACACTCTCTATCGGCGCTTCACCATGACGGCGGGGCAGCTCGTCGCGCGGTTCGGTCGGGCGAAGCTCTCTAACGCCATCCTGAACAACTACGACAACGGCAAGGTTGATGCGGAATACAAGCTCATTCACGCCATCGAGCCGCGCTTCGACCGTGACGCCTCGAAGCGGGACAACCGCAATATGCCGTGGCGCAGTGTCATCGTACTGATCGACAGCGACAAGGACGGGATACTAGAGGAATCTGGATTCAACGAATTCCCATGCGTGATCGGTCGTTGGGGCGCGTCGGCGACAGACATTTACTCTGAGGAAGCGCCGGGCATGATCGCTCTGGGCGATTCCAAACAGCTTCAGCATGAGCAGATTCAGAAGGGCAACGCCATCGATTGGCAGATCAATCCGGCTCTGATCCTCCCGACTGCGGCTCGCGACAACCCGCAGGACTTTGAGCCGGGCGGGCGCAGCTACATCGACAACCCCACGACGCAAGACGTAGTGAAGTCCGCCTGGCAGGTTCAGACGAATGTCGATCACTTGAGGCTCGACATTTCCGAAGTTCAACAGAGGATCAATCAGGCTTTCTCGGTGGACATGTTCATGATGTTGTCCGGACAGAGTGCCGGGCGCATGACGGCGACGGAAGTCGCGGAGCGCCATGAAGAGAAGCTGATGATGCTCGGGCCGGTGCTCTCGCGCCTCAACAATGAAGTCCTGAAGTCGCTCATTGAGCGCGTGTTTGCAATCCTTTATCGTCAGGGCCAATTCCCTCCGGCTCCTGAGGAGCTTCAGGGCGTCGAACTCTCGATTGAGTACACCTCGATGCTTGCGCGCTCCCAGAGGGCTATCCGAGCTAATGCCTTGGATCAGTTCCTCGCGCGTATCGGGCAGGTGGCTCAATTCAAGCCGGAAGTTCTTCACAAAGTGGATGGCTTCAGGATGGTGGATGAGTACGCGGACTATCTCTCTGTCGCGCCTTCCGTCGTCGTCCCGACCGATGAGGCTAAGGCCGCGCTTCAGGCTCAACAGCAGGCGCAGGCTCAGCAACAGCAGGCCATGCAGCAGCAACAGGCCGCCGATTCGCTCGCGAAGCTCGGGAAGGTTCCGGCTGACGGCTCGACGATGGCCGGGCAGGTGGTTCAGGGGCTTCAGGCCGCAGCTGAAAATCAGCAGGGCTAATGCGCCGTCTGCGCGTGATCCTCGCGGGCCGCGAGATCATCTCCCGCATGAGATCGCAGAACATGAAAGAACCTGAGGACAAGGAGGAGCGTGAACGTCGCCGGGAGCTTCCGAGGCTCAAGGCAGATATTGCGCTCCGCAACGTTCTGGGGACGGCTGACGGCCGCTATGCGCTTCGGTGGCTCCTTTCCGAAGTGTGCGCGGCTGAACAGTCCTCCTTCAATACGAATGCTTTGACGATGGCTTTCAATGAAGGTCGTCGTTCGGTTGCGATTGTCCTCAGCGCCCGACTGAAGGCGGTCTCATCCGACATGTATCAACTCATGCAGGAAGAATCCAATGAGTGAAACCAATACGGCTACCGGCGTTTACACCGCAACACAAGCGCCGGCAGATAGCGGCACCGGGCAGGCTACTGCCGCTGAGCCCCAGACGCTTGTCACCTCGGCCACGGGCGGCGACACCGGAAACGGCGGCGCTGCGCAGTCCGCAGTAACGGAAGGGGCCGGAAAGCCCGCTTCCGGTACGGGCGAGACGAAAGCCGAGGGCGCGGATGGGAACGAACCTGCGGACGATCAGCAGAAGAAGAGCGGCGAGGACGAAAAGCCGAAGAACGCTCCCGAAGAGTACGCGGCCTTCAACACGCCGGAGGGCGTCGAGGTCGCGGAACCGGCTGTTGAGCAGTTCAAGGGCGTAGCCAAGGAGCTCGACCTTTCTCAGGAGCAGGCGCAGGGCCTTATCGACAAGATGACGCCTTGGATGCAGCAGAGAACGATTGAGAACATCAAGCGCACAAGCAATGAATGGGCCGAGCGCTCCCGTCAGGATCCGGAAATCGGCGGCGAGAACTTTGCCCGGTCGATGGCTAACGTCGCGCGCCTCCGCGATAACTTCGCGAAGAACGCGGACGGCACTTTCGACAAGGACATTGCCGAATTCATGAATTCCCCAATGGGGAATCACCCCGGCGCTTTGAAGCTCCTCGCTCGGGCGGGAGCGGCGTTTGGCGAAGCACGTTACCCGACAGGTGGCGCAGCTAAGTCCGGACCGTACACCGCAAAAGACTTTTACGCTGACGCTAAAAACGGAGATAAATGATGCCTGATGTCATCACTGATTCCAATCCGATCAACCTTGCGGACTTTGAGGGGCTGACTTCCTCGAAGCCCGTCCGCGCACTCATTCACACTATCCGCGACTACATGCCGCTTTTCGACCAGGCTGTTATTCAGCGCGGCAACGACGGTATGGGCGATCGCGGCAAGATCGTGACCGCTTACCCTGAAGGTCAGCTACGCTCCTTCAATGAAGGTTGGGACGCTGAAAAGGTTTTAGGCGCGGACGTTCGCTACAAGGCGTGCATGGTTCGCTCCCGTTCTGAGGTCGATCGTGACCTTTACAACACTCGTCCTGCCGCCGAGCGCGATGTCTGGCGTCTTCGTCAGGATGAGGGCTACATGCGCGGCCTCTCGCGCACGATGGTTCGCAAAATGTTCTACGGCGATCCGGCAGCGAACTCCCGCGACATGCTCGGTCTTGCCAACGTGGTAACTCCGGGCAACGACGCCTTTAAGGGACGAATCATCAGCGCCGGCGGCACGACTGCCAACAAGCAGGCGTCGATCTGGCTCGTAAATTGGGACCCTTCGGATTTTTACCTGTTCTATCCGGAAAACGGCTCTGACGTGGGTCTTTCCGTCGAGAACAAGGGCGAGCAGTACGCATTCGATTCAGACGGGAAGCGCTTCCTCGCGCTCATCACCGAATTCGGTTGGAATCTTGGTCTTGCCGCGTACAACCCCGAGCGCGTAGTCCGTATCAGCAACATCGACACGACAAAGCTCACCTCGAAGGGGACGAGCGGCGCAAACCTCATCGACCTGATGACGCAAGCGCTCGAGATGCTCCCGGATGAACAGTCCGGCCGCGTCGCCTTCTACATGAATGACGGCGTGCGTAGCGTCCTTCGCCGCCAGATCGTCAACAAGGACAATGTGCTGATCTCGCAGGACGAAGTGGCGGGCCGCAAGGTCCTCACGTTCGGCGGCCATCCGGTTCACAAGGTCGGCGTGGACGTTCTTACCAACACTGAAGCGGTTCTCGCTACTGCGTAAGGAGGGCTTTGAAATGATGGATAAGAAACTCGTTTTCTTCGAAGCACAGTCCGCTAAGGCGGCGATTACCGGTGCTGCCGTGGACTTTGGTCAGGAGAAGCCCACGACGGGCCTCAATGATCGCCCGCTCTACGTGGTCGTTCAGGCCTCGGCTGATCTCGCCGGCACTGGTGTGCTTACCGTCACGGTCGAGGATTCTGCTGACGGCACTACGTTCGCCACGGCTCTGCAGGCTGCTGTCATCATTGACGCGCTGAAGGGCGGAAAGTCTGTCGCCCTCCCAATGCCGCTCACTCATCGTCGTTATGTCCGCGTGACGGCTAAGCCGTCCACGACTGGGAGCGGCGATCAGGCCGCTTCGACCATCACGGCGGGAACGGCCACGTCGTATCTCTCGGATGCGATCAACGTCCCGATGAATACGCCGCTTCAGGGCATTGAGTACATCACCACGGCGAGCTAATCGCTGATCGCTGATTGGGATGGGGGCGGGAAACCGTCCCCATTTTTATATGGCAACTATTGCAGACATTTGTAATCTGGCCCTTGCTCAGCTCGGCGACAATGCAACGGTTACTTCGATCGATCCGCCAGACGGCTCACCGCAGGCCGGGCACTGCGCCAGATGGTATCCACAGGCCCTCCGGAAGCTCGGTGAGGAGTACGACTGGTCGTTTCTCACGTGCCGCGAGAAGTTGGCTGCGCATTCCTCCATCAATGAGGACGTTTACGACTGGAAGTACAGCTACGCGATTCCGAGTAAGTGCGTCCGCGTGATTCGGCTTCTCCGGTTCAATCCGTTCAAGGAGCGCTTTGAGCCGGTGCGCTTTGAAGTCGAGATGAATCCGGACAACTCCTCGAAGATGATTCTCACGAACGCGAAAGAGCCGGTCATTATGTACGTCGGCCTCAACACGAACGCCTCAATCTATCCGTCGTATTTCGTGCAGGCTCTCGTACTGCTTCTTGCGCAGTACCTTGTCGGTCCGCTTCAGCAGGTCTCGGGCGGTTCGCAGTCGGTTCTTCAGGCGCTCAGGCAACAGTATGCCGAGGCGCTTTCGATGGCGAAGACTCTGGACGCAAAGAACAGCGTGCAAGACAGCCCGCAGCCGCTGCGCATTCCTGCGCACATTCGAGCTCGGAGGGTTTGAGATATGCCGTCAATTCGCACCTATCTGCGCTCCTTCAATGGTGGCGTCGTGAGCCCGGCCATGTACGCCCGAATCGACACGGGCAAGTACCAGACGGGCCTAGCCGAAGCAAAGAACTTTCTAATTGATCCCCAGGGGCCGGCAGTTATGCGGCCGGGCTTTGAGTATGTCAACAAGGTCGGTTCTCAGGGCAGTAAGCCGCGCCTCATCCCATTCAGCTTCTCGCTGACTGAGACAATGGTTCTTGAGTTCGGCGACAGGTACATTCGCTTCCACACTCAAGGCAAAACGCTCATGAAGCCTGACGGCTCCGCGCCCTATGAAGTCCAGACGGACTACCGGGGCGAGGACCTTCCGGAAATTCATTACGTGCAGTCCGCTGACGTAATGACGCTCGTGCATCCGAACTATCCGCCTCGCGAGCTGAAGCGCTACAGCCTCTACGACTGGCGCATAGAGGACATTCGCTTTTCGACAAGTCTGACCGCGCCGGGAGCGCCCACAGTCTCTCAGCATATCAACGGGAAAGTCGAAAACCCGACCGACTACGTGCGCCGCTATTGCGTCACGGCCATCAAGCGCGACGGCACGGACGAGAGCGAAAAATCAGGCGTGACCGAGATCGCGTGCAACCCTTACGGCGAAGGCGCTTACAACACGATTCAATGGAATGCCGTTGCGGGTGCAGAGATGTACCGCGTCTATCGCGAGGTGGGCGGCGTCTATGCCTATATCGGGCAGACCGAAGATACGCGCCTCGTCGATGAGAACATTTCGGCTGATGCGTCGATTGTTCCCCCGACCTACGATGATCCTTTCTACTCTCAGAAAGGCATTCTGAGCGTCAATATCGTCAACGGCGGCTCCGGCTATGACGACTTCTCAGACGGCATCGTTGCGCCCGACAAGCTCACCTCACAATTCGACCCGAATACTCTGCGCTACTACACCTGGACGGCCAGAAGCCAGGGTGGACCTCCGGATATGAAAGTATGGGTTGAGGACGCTGACGGCATCGGTTACGGCGCTGTTATCAAGCCCATATATTCCCGCTGGGACGAGACCATTGAATGGACGACGGGACGCGAAGACCATTATCACGAGCACAGCGCCCACGTCTGGTATGCGAAGCTCGTCGGCATTGAGGTCATTAACCCCGGAAGAAATTACAAAACGCCGCGCCTGCGGGCCGATTACTACGTTGATGGCGTCGGTGGCATCAAGCACACGCATGGCTTGTGGACGGGCGACATTCACGCCAAGCAGGATTTACAGAAGTACAGCGGCGTTCCGTCTCTGGTCGTTAGCGATCCCACGGGATACGGGGCAGAACTGCAGGCTGTCGTAACGAACGGTGCTATCTCTTATGTCCGAATCGTCAAGGCGGGGCAGAACTACACGAATCCCATTGTCACGGTCTACGCGAATAAGGGCGCGGGCGGACAGCTGACCGCGACAGCGGGCACTGCGGGCGACTACCCTTGCGCCGTGACCTACTATCAGCAGAGACGGTGGTTCGCGGGCACTCCAACGCGCCCGAACAACATTTGGGCAAGCCGCACCGGCACTGAAGCTGACATGTCCTATTCGCTTCCGACCAAGGACACGGACAGGCTCTCTTTCCGCGTAATGTCCTATGAGGTGAATCGCATTCGGCACCTCGTTCCGATGCGGTATCTGATGGCGCTCACTGGCTCTGCAGAGTGGGTTATCAGCTCGTCCGATTCCGGCGCGATCACGGCGCAGAATCTTGAGGTTAGCCCCCAGGCTTACAACGGCGTTTCGACCGTAATGCCGATCGTCATCAATTCGCAGATGATTTTTGCGAAGAGTCGCGGCGGGCACATTGCGGAGTACGGCTATCGGTACGACGCGGGCGGGTTCGTCGCCGGGGACTTGTGTCTTATGGCTCCGCACCTCTTCGACGATAAGCAGGTTGTGGATATGTGCTATTCGAAAGCGCCGATTCCGACAATCTGGATCGTGTCCTCAGACGGGAGCATGATCGCCTTCACCTACGTTCCGGAGCAGTCCGTAGGGGCGTTCTCGACGATTGAGACTGAGGGTACGTTCGAGTCCTGCTGTTGCGTGTCCGAGGGCAGTGAGGACGTTCTGTACGTCGCGACGCTTCGCAAGATCAACGGCGTCCAGACGCGATTCATCGAGCGGCTTCATGAGCGCTCCTATGCGGGGCTTGAGGAAGCGTGCTTTATGGACTGCGCGGGCACCTATCAGGGCGCGGCGAAGCAGGAAATTTCCGGCCTCTCTTGGCTTGAGGGCGAGGAAGTCGCGATTCTGTCCGAAGGGTCGGTAGAGCCTCGGCAGGTGGTGAAGGGAGGAAAGATCACGCTCACGACGCCCTCCACTAACGTGAAAATCGGGCTCCCCTACGCTGCCGACATGAAGACGCTGCCGATAGCTCTGGCGCTTCAGGACGGCTCCTACGGGAGCGGCCATCAAAAGAACGTTCGCCGAGTATTTTTCCGCGTCGTCGATTCTTCCGGCATGAAGGCCGGTCCGGATTACGACAATCTCGCTGAATACGCTCCGCGAAGCACGGAACCTGCAGACACGCCGCCTTATCCAATAACGGACGAGTTCGGCTTTGCGGTCTATCCGGCATGGTCCTCATCCGGGCAGGTGTGCGTTCGTCAGGACAATCCCTTGCCGCTGAAGATCATCTCAATGACGGTTGAAGCCGAGGTTGTCTGACGGTCTCGCGCCGTGCGCGTGATTGAGCCTCCTGTAAGTACCTTCTAGGCTGCAGGAGGCTTTTTTCATGGCTGGAACAGGAACTACGGGCGGCATCGGCGCTATGAGCTATGCCGGCCTGATCGCCCAGGGCGTATCGAACACGATTTCGGCCTTCGGCGGCTTGGGCGTCACTAAGTATCAGAACGCCATTGCGCAGTCGCAGGCGAACATTGCCCGCATCAATGCGTCGATGATGATGGGGCAATACGAGGCCTCACTGCGCGCGGGCGAAAAGCAGGCGGCCAAAGTGCAGATGCAGGCCGGGCGCGTAAAGGCGGCTCAGCAAGCGGCTCTGGCGGCGAACGGCGTCGATGTGAATGCGGGCGGTTCAGCTTCCGAGCTTCAAGCCTCCACTGACATTGTGAAGGCGCAGGAAGTAGACCAGATTGAGAAGAATGCCCTGAATGAGGCTTGGGGTTACCGCATGCAGGCGGTGAACTACAGGAATCAGGCGCTCATGTCTGAGGCGCAGAAGCAGAACAAGTGGCAAGTCTTCGGCGTGACGCTTCTCGGCGGCGCTTCGCAGGCGGCCACAAACTGGGGCTTCAACTATCTGGCGAATTACGGCGGCAATTCTTCGAAGTCTTCCACTACCGAAGCGACTCAAGCCGCATCAACTTACAACCGTTGGTCTTGGAACCAGATCGGCAATGTTGGTAAAGGGAGCTTCTAATGCCTGTTGTACCTATCTTCCAGGGCGGCGTTCCGCAGACGCCGGATAGCGGCCGTGCGGGCGGCGCGATTATTCAGGAACCGCGCCCGACATTCGACTACGGCACGGCCATGAAACAGGCTATGGAGCCGCTTGAGAATTTCGCGGGCTCGCTGCAGAAGTACGCCGAAGTTGAGGAAGCGCGTGACCTCAAGGCGCAGTCAGACGATGCCGAGACGGAATTCATGCGCCGCGTGCAGGAGCGCATGCTGAATCCGGACAGCGGCTATCTCACGACGAAACAGCGCGCGGCCATCGACGGCTTTGACGGCGTGAACAGCGGCCTGAAGCAGGACTATGACGAGATCTTGAGCGGCCTACCGCCTCGCGTGCAGGAAGTCGTGAAAAGCCGCATGCAGGAGAGATTGCTGAGCGCTCAGGGGCAGGCGATGCGGTGGCGAAACGCCCAGGGCGACGCCTATCACCTTTCGTCTTCGAAGTCCCGTGCGGAGACCATTACCGATGATGCGGCTCAGCACTACGGCGACGAAGACTATCTGGCTAAGTCGTGGCTCTCTGTCGCTCAGGAGGTTGAGTATCAGGCAAAGCTTCAGGGCATGGATGAGGAGCAGCGCTCGGCTTTGATGCAGGCGCACTATGAATCCTTCCAGGCGAATCGCTTTGCGACGTGGGCTCAGGATGATCCTGTTTCCGCGCTTGCCGGGCTGAAGGCAGCAAAGGGCCTCTCTGCAGACATTGAAGGCAAGCTCGATACGTCTATCTGGCAGGCGGCGAAAGGACAGCTCGCTTTGCAGTTGGCAACGACGATGCCGGGTTTTGCTTCGAGAAAGGATCTTGCGGCGGCGGCTTTGAGCCCCAACACCAAAACGGGTATTCCGCTCGTCGATGAGCTGAAGCCCGCGCGCAAAGCAGAACTCTTTGCCTTGGCCAACTCGTACTCTGAGCGAGCGACTGCCGAGCGCAAGAACGGGCTTTCTGTCGAAATTAAGAACTCGATTGCCCGCTGTTCCGAGACGGGAGATGATCCCCAGATGCTCTCTGAGGACATGTTCGTTGAAGCCTACGGCAGTGAGGACGGCGCTCAGCGGTATCGCTCCTATCAGGCAGATGCGGCCGTAGCCGCGTGGGGCCACAACCTTGAGCGCATGCCGGATGCGGCCATTGTTGCGACGATCACGGCGGCCGCTCCTAAGCCTGGCTCGCCCGACTATGCCGAGCAGAAAGAAAACCGTGACCGGATGATTCAGGCCTATGCGAGGGTGAAAAAGCTCCGCGCTGATGATCCTATGCTCGCGGCCCTCGGCTCCGGAAGCTACGGCCTTAACGGGATCAACTGGGACACTGAGACCGGTCAGGGTCTGGCGCAGCGCGTCACTGCTTCCGAGCGCGTGGCCGAGGACTACGGCACTCCGCAGGCGCTTCTCACCAAGGATGAAGCGCAGGGCCTCAATGACCGTCTTTCAAAGATGTCGCCGGTCGAAGCCGGTGCATTCCTCCGAAAGCTCTCTGGCGGCATTGGGCAAGAAAACATGCTCACCCTTGCGAAGCAGTTGGACGGGAAGCAGGTCAATGGCGCGCTCTTCCTTGCTGATCCTCATCTCTCCGAATATGCCACTACTTACCTTCAGGGCCGGCAGGCTCTGGCGGAGAAGCAAGCCTCAGTGTCGTGGATCGAATCAGATCCCACCTTGGGCACAAAAGCTCAGTGGGAGCGGTTCAACGGACTCTACGGCGATCCGAAGTTGCGAGAAAACCTTATGGATGCCGTCGAGGGCGTCGCGGCCGGCATGGTTCTGAACAGCAAAGCGACGATGAGCGACGCTTTCGACAAGGCTTTCGAAGCGGTTGTAGGCGAGGTTGAGGATTACAACGGTCGAAAGATAGCGCTGAAGGACGGTGCGACGGTCTATGACGTTCGCCGCACTGTCGCTGGGATCCGCGAGCAGTACTCGAAAAAGCAGGGTGTCGTAGCGAGCACTCCGGGCGGCGTGCGATTCACCGGACCGGCTTTCGGCAAATACCTCCTGAATGCACAGCTCATACCCGCGCCAGAGACCAACGCTTTCTATGTCGCGGCAGGTGACGATTTGATTTACGACACTCACGGTAGGCCTTTCGTCATCTCGGTGGAGGCGTCCAAATGAGTTCATTCGATCAGTTCTACGGCTCGCCGCGAGGGCCGGTACAGCTTCCCCAGACGCCGCTCATCACCTTCGGCGAGGACGATTCGCCTAAGCAGATGGAAATGCCTTATCCAGGTGTTGAATCCGTCGTCGATAGCCGCTCCTGGTATTCCGGCATGGGTACTGCGCTTTTCAGCGGCATTGGCGGCGCGGCCTATGAAACGGGTTCTTCAGTGGCGACGGCCCTCAGCACGCTTCCACTTGATGATGATTGGAAGAAGGCACTTGAGGACAAGGCAGCTGAGTGGCGGCGCACCGCGCGGAACGAATTCGTGCCGGATCCGGTCACATCCTCGACGGCGGCTCAAGTGGTGTACGGGGCCTCGAAAGAGCTGACGAAAATCGGTATTGCGCTTCCTGCTGCCGCAGTTACGTCGGCTGTCGGCTCTCCGGCCGCAGGCGCTCTGGTCGTGGGCTTAATCTACGGCCTTAACGCCGGCATTCAGCAGTCGCAAGAACTGCAGGATCAGGGTGTAGACGCAAGAACCGCCAACGCGGCCGGCTTCTTTACTGCCTTGTCAGGCACTGCTGGCGTCATGATGCCGGCGGCTATGGGTTGGTCTCGCCTCTCAAGTGCAGTCCTCGGCGCGGGCGCTAACGTCGCTGTCGGCACGAATGAGCGCGCGACGTTGAGGCAGGTGCTTGAGAAAGCGGACTACTCTCAGGCGGCCGAGCAGTTCGACCCAACCGATCCGCTTGCGGTGTCGATTGAGGCGCTGACTGGCGGCGTATTCGGCGCGGCGGCCGGGCGCGTGCGCTTTGGCCCGCAGGAGCCGAAAAGCGGCCCGACCGTTGATGCCGCTGAATCCGCAGAGACTATTGATCCGAAAGTCGCCGACGCCGCTAGAGCGCGTGAACTCATTGCCGCCAACCGAGAGAATCTTCCGGTCGATACCCTTGACCCCGTGGCCGTGAACAAGGGCTATGAGGCGCAGCAAATCGTTCATGACCAGATTCAGGCGAAAAAGCCCGTGCGCGTTCCTGCAGATGCCTACAACGCCGAAAAGGTCGACGCCATCAAGCGGGCCTCAGCTGAGCGCCTGCAGAAAGCGACGGCCGAAGGTGCGGTTGTTCTGCAGAATCGTGACCGCTCTACGAAAGCTTCCATCGTCCAGATGAACGGCATTGCCGGCAATCCGGACTACATGCGCCTTCGACTTTCCAACGACTTCACAACGGGCGCTCCGGTCGTGGCCTATGCGGCCGACATTCCGGAAGCTCAGCGCGGCGCGACCGATGTGGTTGTCGCGGCTGACGGGCGTCGATTCCCGGTGCGCTATGCAGTCGTCGAGGCGGACGACGTACTTACGTCCAACAACATCGACGGCTCGCTCAATCCAACGTACGGGGCCCGGGACAACATCACGGCGATCGCCGGCAACGGCCGATCTGTCGGCGTCAAGGAGGCCTACGTGCGCGGCACTGCCGACAAGTACCGTGCCGAGCTTGAGGCCGACAAGATGACGGGCATTGACCCCTCAGTATTCAAAGATATGAGGCGGCCTATGCTCGTGCGCATCATGCGCGACGAGGATCTGACTGCAGATATCGGAGATGTCACAAACCGTACCGCAACGGCTCAGCTCTCAGCAACGGAGCAGGCGCTCACTGATGCGCAGAGAATTGACCTCAGCACGCTCGAATTCGGGGATGACGGGACGATTTCGCCGGAAAGTGTCAGACAGTTCACGGCTCTCCTTCCGGAAGAGGAGCGCGCCCGTCTGGTTGACAGCAACGGCGTTCCCACTCAAGACGCCGTTAAGCGCTTGGACAACGCGATTTTTCAGCAGGTCTACAAGAATATGGGTCTGACAGATCTCCTGAACACGACTGAGAAGACTGGCATTGCCCGTATGGTCTCGGCCTTCAGGCAGATGGCTCCGCGACTGCTACAGCTTGAGGGGACGGGTGAGCTTGATTTTCGAGAAGCGCTCTCAGACGTTCTGAGCGAGATTCAGGCCGCCCGTGCTTCCGGGGCAAAACTCTCGCTCACCGAACTTGCGCAGCAGGCCGCCATTGGCCGCAAACCGGAAGTGCAGGCCTTTCTCGACTTTCTCGCGAAGAACGACACAGACGGCGGCGGCGTGCGCGGCATTGTGGACGCCTTCACAAGTCTGGCGGAGTACGCCCGCAGTAATGCGGACATGGCGGCGCAGGGCCCGGACATGTTCGGGCAAGTCTTCAAGCCGACGAAGCTCGACATTATGCGAGAGTTCTCCCGCACTACCGGCGTCAAGATACGTGAGGGTGATTTCGTCCCGGTCTCGGAACTGAAGCACGTCGATGAAAAGGCGAGAGTCGTCAATTCGGATAACGCCGTTAAGCAGGCCATTCGAGAAATGGCAGAACCGCCAATCGCGCCGGCTCCCAAAATGGAGCTCATCACTGTAGCGCGCGAGCCTAATGGCGTAGAACATCGTGTTTGGGGCGTTAATGGAAATCCTGATTTGACGGTTCTTCCCGAAGGCATTGACGGTGTAAAGCCTTTGCCTGTGCGACTGCAAGAATCAAGCATTAAGAGCGGGCATATGGACGATCATTTGCCTGATCTGCGCCGTGCGGGATATGAATCAATCGAGCAAGCAATTTGGGATGTAGCGCAAAACTACAATCAAATATTTGAGGGCAAAAAGGATGGGCAACTAGTACTTGCTAGACCCATTGCCATGGAAGAAAACGGAATCCTCAGAAGAGGAGTTCTATTGGTCGAATTCCAAGAGGCGGCGGGGGTTTACCGCGTTGGTACTGTACTTTCAACCGACCATTTGCGCTATTTGAGAAATCGAAAGTTGCTGTGGGATAAGAGCCCTCCAAATCGCCTACACCCGTTGGAGCTCCAACAAGCGCGCACCCGAGACTTAACTGGGCCACAGCAACCTTCTGATGAGAATATTTTCGGTCAGGAAATTGCTTCTGTCAACGACATTAAGCGAGGAATTGAGACTGCGGCCAAAGCTCAAGAAGCAACAGTTGCCAGAGAGAGTATTAGCGCACTTGAGTCTGCAGAGGATTCACAGCTGAAGCGTCAGGCAATGGCGGCGCTTGAGGCGGATCCGAACATGAGGGTGCAGCTTGACGAGACCAAAGAAGGTACTGGGATCGCGGCTGAATACCTGAAGAACGAACTGCAGAAGGCTGATGAGCTCAGCAGGGAAGCGAATCAGGGCGTACCGGTGGCAGTCGTGTGCGCGCTCGCGAATGGAGGTTTGAATGACAAATAATCAGCGCTTGGCTGACAAAATGCGCATGAAAAAGGAGTGCATGGAGCGCATTGCGCTTTCTCTGGGGCGTGAAATTTCCGCCTCTGAGGCCTCCGACATTTTCGAAGGCATTCGCGCCGGCATGGTCAAAGTCCGGCAGGCTGATCCCGATAAGTGGCTGACGATGACGCTTCAGGAGCGTGCGGACGCGGCCGGGAAGTTCTACCAGGAATCGCTAAAGGCCGAGGCCGAGAAGATCAAGCAGCGGGCCTACCTCACCGTCATCAGACAAGATGCCATTAATCGCCGCGCGGAATACCACCGCCAGAGAGGCTATCGTGGCCTTGCCATCACGCAAGCGATTCTTGAGGATACGAATCGGAAGGTGCTCGCCACTCAAAATGAGTACGTGACCGCTTTTGCCGCAGAACTTGAGGGAAAGTTGCCGGGCTTCATGGGGCTCTTCGCCGATAAAAACTTTGAGCGCGCCGTAGTGCAGGAGATTTACGGCGTCGACACCGGCAGGCAGCTCGCGAAGCAGGTCGCGCAGCTCTTCACGAAGGTGAGCGAGCAGGAGCGGCTTCGCTACAACTCGGCCGGCGGCAACATGGGCAAAATCGATCACTACATGCCGCAGACGCATAACGTCGTCCGAATGGCGCACGCCGCTGACGTGATTCGCGGATATGGGCGCTTGCATCAGCTCTACAACGACGTTGTGAACACGCTCGGGCCCAAGGTGAACAAGCACGACATTAACCAGGCGACATGGGTGGCTTACGTCGCGAATCTCCTTGATCGGGAAAAGTACCTCGACGCTAATGGGGACGTTATGGGCGACGCGGACTTTTACCAGATGCTCGCCCGCGTCTATGACACCATCATCACGTCTGGCGATCAGGACTTTGAGGTATCGACCGTTGCGGGCAATTCGACGCGATCTTTCGGCGGCAACTCCGCGTCGAGGGCAAATCGTGGCGACAATCACCGCGCCTTGCACTTTCGCAATGCCGATGCCTTCTTCGCGTATCAGCAGGCTTTCGGACAGGGAGACGTGATCGGCACAATGCTCGGCCACATTCGCCGCACTGCAAAAGATATTGCGCTTTTGGAGGAGCTTGGGCCGAACCCGAACAACATGGTGCGCGGGATGATTCGCACCGGAGAGGCGGAAGCAAATCAAGGGCGGCTCATTCATGGCATTCTGCGCGGGAAAGTCTCGGTCCATCTGGTCGATGCCTCGTGGGCCACTTTGAACGGCGACGCGAATCGAGTGATTCCGGGCCGTGAAATCTTTGCGTCCATCATGCAGGGCGCAAGAAACATGGAAGTGGTCGGCAAGTTGCAGTCCACGTTCATCTCGTCTTTGTCTGACCTCCCGACCTACTTCCTGTCGTCCGGCCTCTATAAAGTTCCGGCGCTCGATGCCGTGCAGTCGCTTTTCCTTTCTGCCTTCGGGAAACAGAATCGTGATCTGATGGTTAGAGCGGGTGTTATGGCGGATTCTCTTGCAAGTTCTATTACGCGGTGGGGAGAAAACAACCTGGGGCAAGGTTGGACGGGGATGCTCGCCAACGCAACGATGAAAGTAAGCCTCCTTGATTGGTGGACAAATTCCGTTCGACAGGCGTCCATGATGAACATGATGGGCGCGCTCTCCAAGATCACAAAGGTCCCTTGGGACAAATTGGACGGCTATACGAAAAACGCTCTTGAGCGTGCGGGCGTCGATGAGCGTATCTGGCGAATCTGGGGCGCAGCGAAGCACACGAAGCGCTTCGGCACCTCCTTCCTCACGACGCAGGACGTTCGCGAGATAGACATTCAGGCTATCCGCGACGGGAAGTTGCAAAAACTGCTCGCAGACAATGACCTAACCCAAAGAGACATTGACCGGGCGGCAACTACGCTCGTCTCGTTTCTGACTGACGAGAGCGGCATTGCGTCGCTCAATCCTGACCTTTTCACGCGCGCGGCGGCTAACCTCGGATATGAAAAGGGATCGATTCGCGGTGAGGTCTGGCGCAGCTTCATGCTCTTCAAGTCTTTCCCGTTGGGCTTCATGCGTCGCCACATCGAGAGGATGTCTGACCTCGCGCACACCCGTGGCAAGGCTGATGCCGTCAAGTACGCTGCGCTTGTCATGACGACGACGACGCTTGCGGGCGCAATTTCCGTACAACTTAAGGAGCTTCTGGCGGGCCGTGATCCGCAGGATGAATCCACGGCAGATTTCTGGCTGCAGGCAATGTCCGTCGGCGGCGGAGCGGGCTTCCTCTCAGACGTGATCGTTTCCGGTCTCGACGGTGAAAACGCCTACGGCTCTCCGAACTTCATCCGCTTCATGGGGCCGGTGTTCGGGACGGTTCTGGACACGTTCGACGCCGGGAAGTCCTATCTGACCGAAGGCCTGTACAACAAAGACACAAAGGCCAACGCGAAGACGTTGCGCCTCCTGCGCGGGCACGCTCCTTTCGTGAATCTCTGGTACGCGAAGGGCGTTTTCGACCGCGCCATTTACAACGATTTGATGGAGATGGCCTCTCCGGGCTATCTGGCCCGCGTTGAGAAGAACGCTATGAAGCAAAAGGGCGTTGGCTACTGGTGGGATCAGAATCGCCTCATCCCGCGTCGAGCGCCGGACTTCGACGTTCAAAAGCCGGAGCGTCCCGCCCGTTGATGCGCGTGATACCGCGAACGGCTTCGATGATGAGAGTGCGCTTTGAGGATTGTCCTCGGAGCGCCTTTCGTCGAGGTTCGTGTGCTCTATATCAAGTGGCTGTTTCTCATTCCTGTCAGTCTCGTAATGGCAATCGTCGGCCGCGTGCTTGCGCCGGTGCTTCCTTTCTTTGTGCGGGCTGACGGCTATTTGCCGCGTTGGCTCTGGTGGTTCCAGACGCCGGACAATCCCTGCGACGGGGATAAGGGGCATTGGGAGCGTTGGCCCGATACGTCCGCCTGGGGGACTTACAAACGCCGCGTGGCGTGGTTCCTCCGGAATGTCGCTTACGGGTTCGACATTGGCGTTTTGGGACAAAAGACCATTCCCGGCGATTGTCTCGACATGCAGGGGCAGGACGGCGTTTCGGATCAGCCTCGCGGCAAGAGCGGGTTTTGGGTCAAACGCGTCTATCGCGGCGAAAAGTTGGTTTGTTGGCACGCCTATCTCATCAGGCAGTGGAGCTTCTGGCCGGAAAAGTGCTTTCGCCTCTCGATGGGGTGGAAGCTTTTTAGCTTTGACGGCTCGAAAGAGGAAGTTCATCAGCTGACGAACTACTGCAACCCGTTCAAAAGTTTTGTTCAAAAGTGAGGAGGCCGTAATGACTAAGGCAGAAGTAATCACAGAACTGAAGGCGCTCGGCGTCAACGTCAACGGTCTGACGAATGAAGCGCTCGAAAAGCTCGGCACGTGGCTCGACGGTCAGAAAGCGCAGCTCGATACCGATACCAGACGAAAGGTGCGCGCTTTCTGGGGACCTGTGGGGTTTGTGGTTGGCCTCGTCGCCGGCTATTTCCTGCACGCCGTCATCGGGTGAGGCTGTGCACGACATGCTCCCGAGAGGAGCTGAAGCGGCAATGACTGTGCTCGGCGCGTGGCTGGGCGTTATTTGGGGGGCAACTCTCCAAAGCGTCGCGCCGCTCGTTTGGTGGTTCTTCATCTTCGTGATTGCCGACTTCATCACGGGGATCTGGGCGGGTTGGAAAGAATCCGGGAACATTACACCGGGCAAGCTCTGGTACGGGATGACGAAAAAGGCGCTGTCTTTCGCGATCATCATCCTGGCGCATGGGCTGGACGTGAGTTTCTGGTACATCCTGCATGACATGCCGGTCTTCCAGTCGATCACGTTGTGCGCCTATGCCTGCGGGGAGTTCGCCTCAGTAGTGAAGAACATCGAGCGCATGGGGTACGGTGGCGCTCTGCCGCCCGCTCTGCGCAGCTTGTTCACGTCGCTCGACAGTCGGCTCGAGCACTTGGTCGATAAAAAGCTCGACGACGTGGGCTTGCGCGACAAGTCCGACGACGATCGGCCACAAGGAAAGTGAGGTCTAAATGACGGTACGCGGCATTCGCAATATGAACCCGGGGAATATCCGCCTGGGGGAATCGTGGCTCGGGCTTCGCACGAAGCAAACTGACCCTGATTTCTGTCAGTTCACGTCGATGGTTTATGGGTGCCGGGCGCTCCTGAAGCTCCTGCGCACCTACGTCGAGAAGCGCGGGTGCACGACGATTCGCAAGGTGATCGAGCGCTGGGCTCCACCCTCCGAGAACGACACGACGAGCTACGTTCTTTCGGCGGCGTCCGCCTGCCGCCGTGACGCTGATGAGCGCCTACCTGTGGATGTTGACCCACTTATCTACCTCGATCTCGCGCGTGCTATCGCACGGCATGAGTGCGGTCCCGAGGCCGAAGGCATTGGAGACGACGTGTGGGAGGCAGCGGCTAAGGAGGCCGGACTTTGA